GCCTCTCTGCCTACGTAAAATACTTTTCTTATAAGTGAATCCGCAGCGATCACAATCATACTTTTCTAAAGTAATTTGTGTCATTGCCTTCCTTATAGTTGTTCAGGGATGATTAAGGCTCACCCCTGAAGGCCTCTGAGAATAATCTCGTTACGCTATAGCAGGAAGTAAGTACCCACTCTTAGCAAGCGCATCAGCATAATAGTTATTAAAATGCTGATAATCTAATGTAGCTGTATCAAGCAACTCAGTTGTCGCGTCTAGCGAGCCAACTAAGTTATTTGCCACAACACCAGAACAATCTGTCGCACTACCAGTAATCAACAATCCTACCGTGTAAGTTGTCGTCGCTGAAGTAATGTTAAGATAATTCCTTAGAATCTTTGCATCCAACACAGTAAAAGCGCCCTGAATAAGGAAATGCCCCACAGCTGTGGTTGTCCCACCTGTACTACAATAATTATCTGCAATAGTTAAATCAGTTATGTCTCCTAAAATAGAAATCATAGCTAATGCTGCTGCGTCAATTTCATATCGTTCACAGCTAAGAATCTTCAATCCATTCTCAGTGTTTGCACCGCCACTTGTCTCAATACAAGACAAGAAGTTTAAATCTGTTGCAGACTGTTCAAATCTAACTCGCTGTACTGTAATATTCAATCCAGTACAGATAATACCAACTGCAACGTCAGCATATCCACCGACTACGATGAAATTATCAAGCGTAATATCAGCACCTGTAATAGCTACAGTAGCTGCTGCTGCGCTTAAAGTTAATGTAGGACGTAATGATCCGGAACCTAATCCGACAATCGTTACACCTGCTACATTAATAAGTAAGCCACTTGCCGTTGCCACAGTTTCTGTGTATCCCGGCATAACAATAATAACGTCACCTTTACTAGCAGTACACGCTGTTAATGCTTTTGTAATTCCAGCAAATGCTTTTCCTGATGATTTACCATCATTCCCGTCACTACCAGAGCCAGAATCTACAAAGAAATATGACCCAGTTGTTGATGGGATGCTTACCCCTGAGCCCATTACTGGTACTCCAAAGCTAGTGATTCCATTTGGAAAATTAGTTAGTGAAATAATATACCTCCTTGTTTTGTGCCCCTACGAGTTGAACGCAGGCTTACACCTCACGTGACACTGTTATGTTAAAGGTATGGTGCCGTCTGCTATCATATGATGCCTCTTACACAACCAACGAACTTGAAGAGGTTTTGAATAGTCAGGGTGGTGCATTTCTACCTTTTCTTTCCCACATTCTTCGCAAGTCTTCTTTTGTATTTCCCCATCTTTAAGGGCTTTGTACGCTAGTCGCCTTGCTTTAATCTGAATCTGATTGATTTGCCGATATCTATTACCTTGTTGCCTTTTAAGCTTTTTTGCTTCAGGTCGCCCAAAGTATTCTTTTAAATATTCCTTACGACGTTCTGTCGTTTCGGCGGCTCTTTTTTTAACACGTTTTAAAACACTTTCTTTATTTCTTTGGTACCAATCTTTCTTCCATTGTGAGAGATGCTCTTTATTCTCTTCACGGTATTTCTTCTTCCGTTCCTTAATCTCTGCTCTTGAATCGTACTCACGTTTTGAAGCGAGTACTTTTTCACGGTGTGTACCCCTATACTTTTTGTTACGCTCCCGTTTGAGTTGTTTTTTAGCTTCAACTAAAGCGTCTCCTGATTCAACATTATCCATTTTTAACTCCTCCTTTTATAAGAATAATAGCATATAAAACGAGTACTGTCAAATCGGAAGACGCTTTAATTTATTTAAAAGAACGATGCTTCATAACCCTTAGGCGCCAGCTGACTTATAGACTCCAATAGGATTATTTACTTCAGACGAAATTCTGAACGACGTCTTAAATTTCGCATCTCCTGTCTCGAAATCTCCATCTTTAGCAAACTTCACCTTACGGCGCATGAATGTTGTGAATGGATTTTGCTCAGCCAGTAAGAACCATGCGTTAGCGTCAGTCAAATAAGGGTCAACAATTACTTGCAAGTTACGACTCTGCAAGGAGTTGATTGTGTTATTTGCTGATTCTGGATCATGGGTTGAATTTAATAATTCTTTTGCAGTAAACTCAAGCTCAGCCGGAATCAAAAGAGTCTTTGGCTTGATAACCTGTTGTTTACCCCTGTCATCTGTTGTTTCCTCGATGTTGAGCAAAGCTTGCTTCAATGAAGCAGCAGCTAAGTCAGCAGCTGGTGTTAACAAGTTAGACCAAGTACCGCCGCCAAGCTTTGTATGGCTATTGCTAAAAATAGTAAGCCCATCACCAGCTGTTTTAGTGGTTCCGTTATATAAATCGTGAACTAAGATTTCAATAGTTTCACGAGCACTTCGCCCTAATTCCTTAGTCATGTCGCTCATCTCTGTCGGAATATCCGGATACAAAGAGTCTTCGATCATTTCCTCGGTAATACGACAACCTAGCGCATAAGTTTTATGCACCCATCTCTTAGTTGGTCCTTGAATGAAATCATCATAACTGATGGCTTCACCTTCAGGTTTCTCGGTTAAGAGTCCGAGTCCTGCATAATAAGCTGATTCTTCATAGGCTCTCCGAGAATTCTTAATCGTAGAGATAGTCGAATAATACGGCTTTCTCTCCTTAAAAGAACTCGTCATAAAGGAGAATAAACCTGGAACAATCGCCTTACTAAATAGTGATCTATTCATGGTTAAGCTCCTTTATACACCTACACCGACTATGCCGGCTACTTGTTGATGATTGTTTATTCTGAAAATCCAGTCAGCATTTGCGTCTCCAACTGTATTGTCAGCCCTAGGTACTGCTTTCATCAAACGAATCTGGTCACCGGGTGTAGTTCCACCTGTGTCAGACTCATTGATTTCCCACCCACTTCGATAAGATACTGTACTACCTGTTCCGGTAACGAGATTGACGTTTCCGCCAGAATCATTTACGTCTAGGTAAGTTGTATCTCCATCACCCTGTGCTGAAAATAGCTGATCTGGGTGATCTGCAACTAATAAAAATCCAGCGCCGCCATTATCTACGTGATAATTGGTAGGTACTCCATTGGTATCGTAAGTAGCAAGGACAGCCCCTAAAAGAGGATTGCCTGTACCACCTGTTGCGATATCACATTGGTTACCTGTTCCAGTTAAAATAACTGGGTCACCAATGAAAATATCTACGTTACCACCTACTGCACTTGGTACTTGATATAAAGTTGCTCGAAGAAGACAGTCATAAACTTCCAAACCTTTAGGTCTGTTTATATTTGCCATCTATTACTCCTAGTTAAAAGTCTTTACCTTCAGTTAATCCTTCATCGTCGTCCTCACCCGATTCTTTCGGCTTGTAAAAACCACGACGATCATCGCTTGGTAAGTCCTCGGTGTAGTGCTTCACTAAAGCAGCACTCTTTTTAGCCGGAGCTTCTTCACGCTCCTTACCCATTTCTTCAGTAGTGAATGCCAATAGCATTCCACCCTGTTCAATAGCACCGTGGTCTTTGAAACGATGTTGTTTTATATATGGAGAATTACTGCGAGTGCACAGTACCCATATACTGCTGTTTAACCTTGCTTCGATGTTTTGTTTGGCCAGCCATCTGTACCTAAACTTTTTACCGTGCAATGGATAACACTCTTCTGGCAACTCAAGAAGGTTAAAACGCCCTAATGTCTTAGCAGTATATCCTGCCACTGTCGTTGGCTGTTCTTTAACTAGCTCAGCGATATGTGACTCTGCTTTTGACAAAGTTGTTGTTTTAGGCGTGGCTGCCGATTCCACTACCTTTTCTTCTTGGACAATATCTTTTTTATTTGTAGTGCTCATGTTGACACCTCTTCTGTTGTGGATTTACTTAACTTTTTCTTATTCCGTGCGAATTCTTTAGGGTCGATGCCTTGGAACTTACAAAAATCCATGTCATCTTTACTAAGAACGATTTTGTTACCTGTCTTACTTCCTATGCGCCCACTTCCTTTGTTAAGTACAATCCTATTTTGCCTACTGGTCTCCCGTGCCGCTCCCTTTTTTTCAGCTGCTCGGATGTCACTACGTTTATATCCTAATGTTGTTTCCATATAATCTTCCATATCTCTCATAGCATACAGCGGACCTTTTGGATGTTGTAAATAATCTGGGTTCTCCCTTAGGATGTTTTCAAATATTTTAGCCTTCTCGCTATTATTAGTATCTACTTCAGGATGTAATTCTAAAACTCGCTGTTTAGAGTCTTCTAATGTTGATTCGGCTTTTGTAGACTTCTGCTGCTGTTTTACAATATTCTGTGCATTCAGAATACTGCGAAGATCAACTGCTTTCTTCCAATCCTTCTCTGCTAAGTCATCCCATTCATCATCTGTTCGTGGCATTCCAGGAACTTGCTGTTGAACTGGCGCAGCTGGTCTGTTAATATTACTTACCTGAGTTGTCAAAGAATCAACTGAATCTTTAAGCGCTTTATTCTCATTACGCATTGCAGCAAATGCTTTATTTCTACTTTTCTCCTCACGCTTCGCTTCTTCGTCGTCGTCATCATCTTCATCGTCAGCATCAAGATCAATTTCTAAATCATCTTCTTTAATATCATCATCTTCAATGATATCATCATCTAATACATCTTCCTCTTCACCTGGTAATAACATTTTGTACTCCTCTCCACATTAGTAACTCGCTGTGGGCTTCTCCGTTTTTTTGTCTATAAATTGGGCATTGTAAATCTTTAGCCCATCCTCAAGTCCCATTAGAACCCCCTCTAATAGTAACCCTTTATCTTTGTTGCATTCCTGGAGGGCTTGCCGCTGCTCCTTGTGTCTGTTGTTTAGACGTATCTGAAGCTGGGTTAGCATTACCTGAAACGCTTTGTTCCCCTGCAGTTTTTGCAGGTCCTCCCTGTGCATTTGGATCTCCTCCGCCGTTCTCTCCACCACCCGTACCTCCCTTATTTTGAAACTGCATTATCATTTGCATCATCTGCATATGTTCTTGCGTATGTTGTTGCAAGACTTGGACTGCTTCCTTTGACCATATAACGATCTCAGGAGTTTCCAGTACTTGCTTATGCGCCATAATATGCTCAAGATGATTTTCTTGTGGCTCCGGAGAAATCACACGCCCCTCCCTAATAATGGTGTGCTCTTCTATCGGATCATTTGTTTCTTTTGAAGTCGGTGGTGGCCCAATCCATTCCTTAGGATTTTCCCCATAGGCTTTAAACACATTAGCTGTAGCGTTGTAAAGTTTATCTATTGAACCTACAACTAAAGGATTACCTCCGACGACAAATTTATCGTAGAGTAGAGACGCTAGTTCTCTTGCTGTATCAACGTTTCCAAACGATGCGTTAGGTTCTAAGTAACAATCCATCTCTGTCATAAACGCAGCTTTAATATCTTCGTTTGTTTCAAAGACTGGTTCGTTATTCTCCCCTAGAATTCTTTTCTCTAATCCTTCAGGCATATTAGAATGACATAAGTCAAAAATATCCGTTAGGATTTCTGCAATACCATCTCTGATATTCATAGCAGGTAAATTAAATCTTGCTTCAGCAGAAGACATAATCGCTGAAGTTCTCGTCGCTGTTCCTGACCCGCCAACGATGCTGGATTCCTTACCCATCACGTAACTTGACGCTGCGGTAAGTCTTTCAACAAATTCGAGTACCAATTTGATCGCCATAATCAAACGTTCTATAGGTACGCTCATGTCAGGGAAGTAGACATTTTGAGATGGATTAGTAACTGGATACATAGCCCTTGGCTTTGCTACGTGCTCATCCGGATTATAATCACTGTTGGGATCGTAAAATCCCCATTTCATTATGCCTAATGTGTTTGCATCTTGAAGTTGTCTAAAGCAGGCATCAATCTCCTCTGCTAACGGTTTGACTTGCTCCAACACCCCAATACCCAGCAACTTAAACATTCTGTTAAGAAAGTTC